CGAGGTGCACCCTTAACTCCCCGACAACCATCAGACGACAAACTAGCGATCTCAAAGGACAGAGAGATCACCTTGAATATTCACAAGATCTTTGTTGTCAACCAAGATCATAGAGGCCATTGTTGGATTATCGACATCGTCGACGGGAACCAGTCCGCGCTTCTTACCGATCGCGACCAGCTGCGCCATAGTGTGACGATCACTGCGGTCCGTAGACGCGCAGCGCACGAATGCGCCCAGGCCAAACAAATGAACCTGGTTGACCGCCTCTTCCAGCGAAATCCCATAGACCTTATCGAAGGCCAACATCTCCTCATCCCGCTTCAGCGGTCGACGAACTTCCAGAATGGACGAACGCAGCATGGCAGGGTCTGTCACCGGTTTCCATGCTTTGTGTTTGCGTTCAATCCACGGCGTGGACGAAAGCTTGTCGCTGTAGTCGAGCAGCACACGCGAGATGCTCGGGAAATACCTAAATTGATGTGCGAGGCCCAAATAGCGCCCCGCAGCATAGTCTCGGTTTGATATATCCGGGTTGTTGTTCGCCCGGACATTCAACTTGGACAGGTATCTCCCCATCTTCGGAAACGGTACCGCCTCGCCCCCAGTGGTGAGGTGAACTCGGGTTTGGAGGAAGGTCGCATGCTCCTTCGAGGGTAGCGCAACCTCCATCTCCATCCCGTGATTAGCAGTCGTCTCGACAAGCATCGAGGCGACCACCTTGGCTTCATCCCGCGAATACTCCGGGATCCATATCTTCGTATCGTCTCCGTAGGCCAAGACGACGGCCCTCTTGACTTTGGCACGTATAAGTCCGCCCGTGATCAGGCAGACCGAGTTGAACGTGTTGCCGATGGTCCCCGCTTCCTCACCAGAGTGGCGTTGACCAACTATCTCGAACTTCATTCCCAGAGTCCGAGAAAACACATTCATGTGCGTAAGCGCTACGCACTCTCTCACGTACCAATCAGGCGCGCCGAGTCGGCGATACCACCAAGCCTCCTTCTTACGGATGCCGCTGGGCTGGGTAGCATCGTTGGATTTGAAGTCGCCTTCAATGATCGTCCCCTCACCTTGAGTGGTCCTCCCACGCAATTCCGCCACCTGCTTGTCGTCCATTCCGGACGGGAAGTACACTTTGATGCCTTCCGCAGGTTTGAACGCGGGGTTACGCTCCGAGAGCATGATAACCGCGCGCTTTTGAAGTGCGTTGGTGATGGCGCCCATGACGACAGCCACCACCGGATTCCCATTGTGAATCAGCCTCGCGGCCGACCCCTCAGGCTTGAGAAGAGTCTCAGGCTTCGCGAAAACTTCCCGGTCTTGCATCCCCTGCCAATTGATCGGGCCGTCCAGGACCTTGAGACACGCTTCGCGCTTCGGAGTGTCCAAAGTCGCAAGCCACGTGTCCACGAGTTCCCGGTCGACGGTGATCGGTTTCAGCTG